TGATACTGGTGGTAAAGCACCAACTGGAATATCAAATTCAAATACTAACAGGGGAACACAAAATATGATACATAGTCATCATTCAACAAACCCATATTTAAATCCACCACATGAAGAACCAGATAACCCAACAGAAAAAAAACCAGCAGAGGTAAAAACACCAACAACAGAAAAAAAACCAAAAACAGAAAAAAAACCAACAACAGGAAAAAAACCAAAAAAAGAAAAAACACCAACAACAGAAAAAAAACCAAAAACAGAAAAAAAACCAGCAGAGGTAAAAACAGGAAAAATTAAAACTACAGTATATCAGGGAAAACCAATTGTAGAAGGTGATGAGTGGTTTATGTTTAACAAAAAATCATTAGATGAATTAAAAACACTCATAATAAAAATGAAAGTTACAAATGATATGAATAAACGTAATAAAAAAATTACAAGTTTTGATCATTCTAATTCTGATGGAGAATTACTTGGTGCATACAATCAAAATGTTGGAAAAGCAGAAGCAGTTAATGGTGTAGATGGGACTAGAAATAATTTCAATCCATCTAAACAAGGTGGGTTAGAAGAAGAAGAAACTAACGAAATATCACATATTTAAACTTGTAACAATCTATATAAAGCACCATATATAAATTTTATATAATAACATGACTCTAGAAGAACTCAATAAAGTTGACGAAGAGTATGACGATGATGAGGAAGAAGACGAAGAAGAAGAAGAATATGAATCAGCAGAAAAATCTTTTGATGAAGCATTCTTAGAAACTTTGTCTGTCCTTACAGAACACGTAAAATCTCTAGTAGAATCTGGAATACAACTTGATGAGAGAATGAAAGCATTGGAAACCCCAACGGATTTTCCGTTAAAGCCAAAAGCATCTGATAAAGATGATATTGGTGCAAAAGTTACCGTGCCTGATACATACAATTCAAACTCCGTTCAAGCATCAATTCGTGATGATGGTAAAGAAACAAGTAATGATACGAAAGAGTTATCTATGCAAATAAAATCAGCACAGAGAACTAATTTCGACTTCACAACTGATACACCTAGACCAACATCATCAATAGAGACCATAAATAAATCAAATGATTTTAGTATGGTTTTGAAAGATGCACGAGCTGAAGGTTATGAAGGCTTATCAAAAGTTGGATTAAAGATTTTAAAAGGTGATTATTACACTCCTTCACAAGAGGAGAGGTGGTACTGATATGGTACAAATACGTACAATTGACGAACTAGAAGCAATCTATTATGGGTATAATAGAAACCTCTTACAAAAAGCTGATGCTCCAGTTACAACATCAACTACTGGTGTATTTAACGCCATTTTTGGTGCTTATGCTTGGGCACAACTTAACTTAGAGGCTAATGCCTTTGGTATTTTACCAAAGACACCATGGGATAAATCTGGTTGGAGAATGATAACTGCAAAGCCAACATTAAACACAACTAACAGTAACACCGTATTAGGTGGAACTGCTGAAGGTGGTTTAATTGCTGAGACTGCAAAGCCAACTTTACAAGAGATTGATGTCAGACCAAAAACAGCTCAATTGCCATTTAGTGCAAGTGAAGTTATGGAATGGCTATCATCTCACACTAAAGACGACATTTGGGGTGGACTTGGTTCACTCAGATTGTATATGGCAGTTCAACACAAAGAATTTATAAACAAAATGCTTTTAGCAGATGTAGAAAAAGTAGCAGCAGACGCATCAGGTAACTGGTCAGGTACATTAGATTTTGAATCACTAGATAGAATTATATCTAGTAATGCAGAAGAAGCTGTAACTGGTGGTACTTACACAACAAACTACGATCCATGGGCAGCAAATGCTACCGTAGATCGTGATTCAGGCACTACTTTTGATTCTACTGTAGAATCAGCATCAGGCACAATTGGTACTAACGGAGTTTTGACCGATGATACCCTGAGAACTTTCTTAAGAAAGATCAGAAAAGCATCTGGTAAAGATCCAAACGTATTCTTAGGTTCACATGAAGTGTACTCTGAAATACAAGGTTTGTTTATGCCCTCTGTCCGTATAGCTAACCCATACGGTGAGCAATTAGTACAAATTGATGTAAACGGAATACAAACTTTCAAAGGAACTGGAGTAGGAATTCACGTAGATTCTATCTATGGCATTCCATTTATTCCAACAAAAGATGCACCAAGTAACGCAAGTGATTCTTCTGAAATAGGAAGATTGTTTGCACTAGATACATCTGATGCAGAAGGATATGGATATCCGAGAATTGGAATTCAAGTCGCAATTCCAACCGAGTACTACGAAGCTACCCGAAGAACACCATCTTATCCATTCATCAATGATGCCTTTGTAGAAAAAGGTGTCTATAGAACAATGGGTGAAACTGTTTGTCGTCACTTTAAGTCACAAGGCAAAATCAGAGACATTAAACTCTAGATTTTCCAAAAAATTCTTTTTTTTATTTTATATACATTTATATGTGTATGGGGTCATACACTATCTAATGACGAATAAAACAATAGCAATCGGTGTTATAATTACACTGCTACTCACAATCGCTATAACATCTTCACAGGTGTTCGCTGATGACTGTATAGTTGTAAAAAGTACAATATTAGATCCAACAGATTTAGTTGGATGTGATTTATCAGGTGCTGATTTACATGGAATGGATCTTAGATATGCAGATTTAGGTGGAGCTGATTTAAGTGGTGCAAATTTACAAGGTGTAAACTTTAAAAACGCAAATTTAAGAGGTGCTAATCTATCTGGTGCTGACATGAGAGGTGTCATATTAGGTGGAATGGCAGATACATACGATGCAAATCTTAGTTATGCAAATTTGAGCAATACTAATTTAGCACAGGCATATTTCATAAATGCAAATCTTAGTTATGCAAATCTTAGTGGTTCAACACTAACTTTGGCAAAACTAAATAGTGCAGATATGTCTTTTGCTAATCTATCAGGTGCAAATCTATCAAAAGCAAAGACAGATAGTACAAATCTTCATGGTGCAATCATTACAGGTGCAAACTTGAAGAGCTCAGGCATAACATTGGCAAGAACTCAATAGTTCTTTACCCCTCTTTTTTTATTTTTTATTCTATATTCAATATATCAATAAAACTTAATTAACTTAGCTTAGCTAACTTAATTAACTTTATACACGTTATAGAATATATCATTATAACTTAATTAACTCTTAATTAACAAGTCAATTATATTCATATTAATCTTTATATATGTGAATAATTAATGATTTATAATGGCTATCACATCATCAGTTAGTGATTGGACAAGTGGAAATGTTAGTAAAACACTATCAATTCAATCTGCTTTGACCTCAAAATTGAGAGTCTACAAAATCAAATGCACTTGTGGTGGAAGCGATACTTATGCTACAAACGGAGTATCAGTCTCCGATATTAAGCAAGGTCGCATCACTACGCTCGTTTCAGTTATTACTGAAACATCTAGTCTAGCTTATAAAGCAGACTTTGATAAAACAAACAGTAAGATTAAACTCTATACTGTTGGTGGTTCAGCAGGTGCTCTATTTGTAGAGTTAGCAAACGCTACATCTATTGCAAGTGCGACATTTGAATTTCTAGTTATAGGTTACTAAGTCCAAAAACCTACTTTTTTTATCTTAAAGTTTATATAATACTTTTAACATGAATATTTATGGTTGAATTTAATCACGCAGTAGCTGATATTACAACATCAGCTATCATTAAAGGTGGTCATGGTGTCATAGTATCTGTTCATGTAACTAAAGCAGGTGCTTCGGGTGATAAAGTTATATTTAAAAACGGTGGAAGTAGTGGAGCTACTGAATTTACTGTTTATGGTGAAAATATTCAAAATATACAAAGTATTAATAGACGATTTGAAGATGGTATTTATGCCACAGTTACAGGTACAACTGCCAGATATTTAATAGTTTATAAATAGTAACTTTAAATACATATTAGTTATTATAAAAACATGACTACTACATATTGTTCTGTTGCTGATGTATCTGATTTTTTACGTGTTCCCATAACAGCCACAACTACACCAAATAAAACTCAAGTTGAAAAGATAATAAATAGAAAAGAAGAAGAACTGGATAGACGAATAGGTCATACTTTTGGAAGAAATAAAACTATAACTAAAGAAATACATGATTTAGCTCTTTTATATACTTATGGTTGGGGAACTCCAATTTATTTACAACATAGAAACTGTAGAGAGTTAGATGGTTCATTAGGTGATAAGATAGAAATTTGGCAAGGTGCTGGTACTAATTGGAATGATATAATATCAGATACAGCTACTTGGAATTTTGAAGAAATTTATGGTAAGTTATTCTTACGTGGATTTTTGTTTTCAATTATGCGAAAATACAGAGTTAAAATTACATATCGTTATGGTGATGCCACAGTTCCCTTAGATATTCAAGATTCTTGTATAAAATTAACTTGTATTGATATTTTAAATTCTAGTTTTAGAATGGATATTTTACCAGTAGGTGCAAATGGCATAGATGTATCAGCTTCAAAAAATGAATGGAGAGCTGATATTGAAAACTGTATAGACAATCGACAAGAAGTATTTTTTATTCCTTAAAATGGAAAAAGAAGAAAGAATTAATCCAAATTCTAGAAACATACATCACCGTTATCCTAAAGAAAATAATGTTTTTTATCAGTTTAAACTTAAAGCTATGGATCAAATAATGAAATCATATGTAGCTGAATTAAATTATACAATAAGTGAACGGTTAAAATCTATAGGTGTTCAAAATAATCCATTTATAGTAGTATATAATAAAAGGGAAGTAAGATACAAAATACCTAGTGGCAAAGATGATTTAATAAGAATAGACGAGATTACTAATAGACAAAAGATGCATGGTGATCCAAAATCAAAGATGGCTTACCCAACAGATACTGTTAATGAAATTAGAAGCAAATATCTTGATAAAGATAAAGATTTAAAAAAATCAAAATTGCCATTAAGAACAATAAGTGATGTATATTTGGATATAAATCATGATTTTATAGATGATTATAATAATAGAAAACTTGATTTTTTTGTTTGGTTTAATAATAAATATCCTGAACAAGCAAATAAATATTATAAAAAAATAATCATTGGTAAAGAACCAGACACTAAATATGAGTTATTAAAATATAAAGAAGAATATTTTAAAGATGAACCAATTCCAGTTAATTTTAACCAAACAAAAGTTCCCTATTCTTCAGGAGGAGCGATTATGATAGCTGGTTGGAAAACAGAAGATGCTAATATAACAGGTGATAAAGCTACAAGATATATTAAAACTTTTACAAGTAAAGATGTTGATAATTTTTTAAAAGGAGAAAATGATTTTTTTAATGATACACATGTGCAAAGAAGGAATGTATCAAGATATTTAAAATCTTTACCAGAAGATACATCCAAAGAGATAATATCTGATGTATTAAAATATGCTTTAGAAGAGTTTAGACAAAGAATAATTAATACTGATTTTGAAAAATTATTAAAAACACATAAACCAAAAACAAAGAGAGGTATTGAACCTAAGGGAACAGCAATAACTAATACTCCTTACCAAAATTTTTTAGCAGAAAACCGTTCTGCTCCAATGGATTGGACAAAGCCAAATATTAATGTAATGTCAAGAAAATATCAATCTCAAATCAATAAAATTAGTAAATTAAAGACCTCAAAATATAAAAAATCTATTGTTAATAGAGAAGTTAAATTTCCAAACGTTGATAATATACGAAGATGGTTTTTTTCATCTGGAATATATAAATCAAATTTGTTTAAGAGTGTAGAAAGAATTAATGAATTTAACAAAAAAACAATGAAAGGAAAAATAAGTGCAGTAAATAGTGCTGTATTTTTAATAGCCAATGGTATTTATACTATGAAAACTGGAGAAAAAACACACTTTAAAAGTGGTAAACCACTTATAAGAGCAGGTAAAAAAGTATCATTAGGAAGGGCAATTGCTTTGTCTAAACGTAACGCCTATGTTACAAATAGAACAAAAAGAAATACTTATTTTGATAGTGTCACGGCACGTGGTATAAGAGGATTAAGACGAGTATTACGAGTAAACCAAGTAAGAGACTTTAATACTTGATAAGGAATCTTTATATCATAAATTTAGTCATATGTGAACATGGGATTCTCTAATCTTTATGACTGTGTTACTGATGCAAAATCAATGTTAATTGATAACTGGACTCTGACACCATCACCTGTAATTTCATTTGTATGGGATGAAAAAACAACTGGTTTCATGGACGATAGACAGGATTTTATTCTTATGGCACCTACTGCTGAAGATGTTGGGTATTTTGGTCTTTATGGTACAGACTTTCTTCATACTATTTATATAACAATAGACATTCATACGTTTGAAAACATAGATCATCATTCAAATATAGTTAATGAAGTGGTAAAAATCATAAAGGCAAACATACGAAGAACTGATTTTATTGACTTAATGCTTGTATCAACCAGTCAAGAAAATGACTTATATAGAAACATTTATAGGCATACTATTTCTATAAAATATAGAAAATTAAACCCATAGTTAAAGAATAAACTTTATAAGCAGTAGATATAAATAATTCATATGGTACGAACTGGCTCTCATGTATATGTAAAATATGGTTTCGAGACTACATATGCTGATGGTTCAACTCCTAACAAAAAATTTGGTCTTCAAGATAAATTATCCAGTCTTTCATTAACAAATAATAGAGTAAATCTAAATTCTTTAAATCAAAATACAGTACACACTTTTGCTTATGGGCAACAACAAGGAAGTGCATCTGTATCATTTATATTATCAAATCCTTGGATATTTGGAGCACTTTTAGGAGCTCCTGTTACAGCAGGTTCTAGTACATATACTCATACTTATGCTTTTGACGGTACTACAGATACAAATAGAAATATAAGAACTATTGCAGTACAATTAGGTTATGATGGAGCAGATGCAGATATAGTAAGAACATTAAAAGGTGGTATAATTAATACACTTTCAGTTTCAGCAGCAGTTGGTGGTATGGTAGAATGTAGTGCTGATATTACTTATGGTGTAGAATCTGCACCTTCAACAACATTAGGAACAGCACCATCATTACCAGCAATTAATAATCCATATACATTTGCACACGCTGAATTACTTGTAAATGGTAGTGTTGTTGCAGAATGTCAAGATGTGTCACTTTCCATTAATCAAAATGCTGAATTATTGTATAAATTAAATAGTCACTCTGCAACTAATGCATATAGAAAATTAACAGATATTACAGGTTCATTTAGAGCTTCATTTATTAATAAAGCATTATTAGAAAAAGTATTAGAACAAGTTAAATTGGGAACATCATCAGGTACTTTCAGCGAACTTGTTGGTGGTAGTCCAACATTTAGATTGACATTTGAAAAAAGTGCTACTGAAAAAATTGTTATTACTGGTGGTGGATTATCAATAGGTGAACAAAGTATTAGTGGGTTAGAGCCAAATGAACCAATATTTGAAGAAATAAACTGGCAAATGAAAACACTTACATTGGTAGCAACTTCTTTAACTTCAGCCGAAGAATAGAAAGACTTTTATATAAAACAGATATAGATGTATTTGTGTCAATTAAAACCTTTGAAATAGATTGGGAAGATAAAAAAGAAATAGTAGAATATGAAGATGATATTACTTTTGGAGAATTAGAAAACATTCTCAATAAATGTCTTGATTTAACAGAAATACAAAAACCTAAAGTTAACATACCACTTTACAGACAACTTATATTAACAGCAGTAGTAAGAAAAGCACCATTCCCAATACGAGATATAGCTTCAATTAGAAATCTAAAGTCAAGTGTTGCAAAACAAATCATGTTAGGAGTCATGAAAGACTACCCTTTAGCCAAATATCTCGAAGAGTGGGTGGGGACATTCGTTGGGGAGGACTTGAGTTTATCGGATCAATCTACTACTTCTTCGCAAGAGAATTCAATTGGACAAAATCCCAAGTAGACGCCCAACCAGTAAGCTATTTAAATCTAATTATAGAGAAAACTAGAGACGCTGATAGACGAGAACGAGTAAATTTAAATAGAAAGTAGTATTTAAGATTTATATGGGAGACGAAATAAAACTCGATATTGATGTTAGTGCAGTAGAAAAATCTATTGTAAAATTAACAAATAAATTAGCAACTCTTTTAGACAAATTGATTAGAGCTGGAGGTAGTGTAGGAACAGATGCTATAGGGGAACAGATAAAAATTATAGAAGCTATGAGTAAAGCGTCAATTGATAAAATAAATGCAGCTTCTAAAGCATCTATTAATTCATCAACAATCAAGTTTAACCGAACTAGGGAAACAAGGGTAACACAACAAATTTCAGATGAAAATTTTGAAAAACATCAAGAGGAATTGATAAAAATAAGAGAAGCATCTCAAAAATCAGTTCTTAATTTAGATCATCAATTAAAACAACAAAGAAAAATGAGTCTTTTATTGGGAAGTGGACTAAACAAACCACTAAGATTTGCTACAGGATTATTAATGATAAATCCAAAAGCCATGCAACCTATAACTGAAAAATTAGATAGACTCTTTGGTGCTGGTTCAGCATGGGATAAAAAGATGGGTGGTCACGGTAAAGAAGCTGCTGCTGGAATTGGTCTTGCTGCGATGGGTGGTGGATTGATGTTGGGTAAAGCAATTATTGATTCTTCACCTGCATTTCAATCATTGTTAAAATTACTTAATTTTGGTATAATGTTAGTACTTAGACCTATAGGTGACTTTTTCGCCTTACTTTTTAGACCTATACTTGTTATGTTAATGAGAAAATTTATCATACCATTTTATCAAACCGTATATCCTTGGTTTATTGCAAATGCAAAATTTGGTGACACAATAGCTAAAGGTGTAGAAGGCATAATTGATACAGCAGTAGAACATCCTGCTGAAACAATAGCAGCAGGAGGTGGTGTTGCAGTTGGTGCAAAAATACTAGCACCTAAAATCATAGACGCAATAAAACCTAAAACTGGCATACTTAACCCAAATGTATCTACTAAACCAACCATACCAAAACTTGGTAAATTAGGAAAAGGTGCTAGTATTATAAACAATTTAGTTAAATTAATGGATCCTAAAAGTGCATTAAAATTAATTACATCAGCATCTAAAACTGCATCAGTATCTAAAACTGCAACAACAGCACCTAAAATAGCAGAAACTGCTATGAAAGCAATTGGTGAAGTCCAAAAAGTTGCTACCAAGGTTATAGCACCTATAACTCAAGCTATACAACCTGTAATTAAAGCTGTAGCACCTATAACTAAAGGTCTAAAGGGAGTAGAAGTTACAGCACTTAAAGTTATTGAAAAAGGTGCTGCAAAAATAATAGGTGTGACTGCTGCAAAAACAGCAGTTAAATTTATTCCAATTGTGGGTCAAGTATTACTTGGGGTTGATGTTGCTGGTTCTATTACAAAACAACTTGCACCTGAATTATATTCAGCAATACATGATGTTGGCAAAGGAATTGTTGGAGAAGGAGTTATGGACTTTCTTGGTTTTGGAGAGAAATCAAGTGCTGAACAAATTGTTGAATTTGCTGGTGCAGGAGCTGATTTATTAGGTGTTAATAAAAAAGAAGAAGATAGTGCAGGTGCTTTTGGTATGGGTGGAGATTTCTTTGGTCTTGCAAAAGGTGGAATGATAAATGAACCAATTAAAGGTATTGGTAAATCAGGCACAAAATATATGTTTGGAGAAAGTGGTAGTGAAATGATTTTACCGATGTCAAAAATGGCTGGTATAACTGGTAAATCATCTACTAATAATAATTCAGATCAATCAATAACAATAAATATGTATGGGAATATTTCATCTGAATATGATATGCAAGAATTTCAAAGAAAAGTATTACAGGTGATTGAGAAAAGTAATTCTAGGAGATCAAGAATTTGACCCTGCAATTTCAAATATATAAATTACTTATGGAGTTTGGATCTATAGTAATATATAAATATTCAACACCTTTGTTTGACACATTTTCATTTGATTTAAATTCACCCATATCACCAATGCCATTACCTGAAGATACTTCAACAAGTAATATATTGGTAAAAATGGAAGGAAACTCATCACAAATTAATTTTGGGTGGAAAATAGTTCCAAATGAAAAAGGAACATTATCTAAAGGTATATTTGATAATGTTAGTGGAGGAATTCTTACTTCTACTGCTTTGGGTGCACCATTAGATGCATTTGATTTTGTAGATGGACAGAGTGGAGCAATTGATTATGATGAGATAACTTGTGATGATTCATTTATAATGATGCAAAATATTTTTAATAAATTTGAATCTACTTCTATCAAAGATTCATTCGCTTTTAATATATATGATGACGTTGAAGGTGCAGATAAATTTACAAGATTTGGTTCAATTAGTTCACTTAGAGGTAGTGTTGATCCAGCAGCACCAACTATTTGGAATGTTAGTCTTGATTTTTTGATTGGACATGTAATATCTATTTATGATGCAGACACATCAGAAATACCAACTGATTTTATTATAACACAGGGTGCAAATGTAAA